CAACTGGGCCTTACCCCCGCCGTGGATGTCGGATCTCTAATCTGGCGCTTGAGAAGTCCAGAATCCTGAGCCAATTTCAACAATGCAAGTAATGCGCCTAAATTCATTTGAATAATGACTCCAATAATTGGGAAAGAGTCTTTGCAGGCGCTCCGACATCAACCCCCCCAATAGAACCAGTTTTTTTAACAACCTCTTTAGCTAATAATTGACTAATCCCTGCAGGTCCTAATAATGAAGCCTTGTAGATTTTAATCCATGTCTGTTCATCGGTGATTATTCCCGAATCTTCGGCGGCCTTTCTAAACAGATTAAATAAAATGGGGGTTGCTGCTACAAGTGCTGTAGCACCAATCAATAGAGGTGTATTTTGGTTTCCTAAAAATGTGTTTATATTTTCGTGTCTCTTATATCTGGCCAAGGCATCACGTTGACCCACTGTCAATTTAGTGAGCTCTACGTCATCGGGTACAGCTTCGTAAAGAGGACGGCCCATTAGCGCCTCTTCTTTTTGCCTGCAGGCGTTTTCCTGAACGCTACTGCCATTTTCTTAAGGTTCAGTTTACCATCACGATATCGGAAGCGTGGCTTCTTGGAATTGGCTTTAACGTATTTATTCCAGGCGCTTAGTTTACGTTTAGTTTTACGAGGTTTAAGTTCTCCTCTTTCAATCATTGCAGTACGTTCACTTATCCTAGTTCCACACTCTGGGCAATACTTCATTGGCATTATTGCACCTCTTTACCCTCTAATACAACCGTCATGGATCCAGTCGGACCCGTTGCGACCATCTTCATCCCTGTATTGGGTGGGATTGTATAGTATAGGTTGGGGAATTGGGGCCCGATCCCTGCGTTAATGATTAGGAACTTTGATATATGTAACGCCTCTTCGTTGCCTTGGAGTGACCAGGACAAAACATCACCTGCAGAACATCCCGAATAGTCAAACGAGACGTTGGTGACTACTGTATAATACCTGTTTGGAGAGATAAAGTCCAGTAAGGTAGTGCCACCTGCGGTTAAAAATTCCTGACCACTCCAGGCAAACATGTGGTCACCAAAGAAGTTAAGACTCGGCCCCGTCGAAAGTGTCATTTATATATTCTACCTGTGATTAATACAGAACCGTCATTATCTGCGTCGGTATCTGCCGATTCTACCGTTACCTTAACGTTTGTAAATGGAGGTATAATTATTTCACTGTAGGAAGTTGTAGGTTGTGTTTCATTAAGTCCATCATTTTTCAGAATGGCTATGGGAATACCATTAAACGATAGTACGGCAGCAGATATAGAACCGCTTTGTGGAGCTTCAGGTCTCACAGATCCTGTAAAAGTGAGACGACCAACAAATACATAATTGCCTGATTCAAAGTCTAGCATAGTCTGCTCTACTGAATTGGCTCCAAACATTCCACTTAATGCATAAGCATGGTTTCCAATAACATGAATATCCAGCCCTATTGAAGCTGTATTTTGCGGTCCATAACCAACGCCTTCAGGCATGGTTAAATTTATTCAAACTGGATTTCACATACCGCGTCAATCGCGGCTGCGGTTGTCACAGCTACCTGGATATCCAGGGTATTACCAGAAGTCACACCCAGGGCAGTCTTGGTTTGTACGTTACCTTGTGTAACTCCAGTCCCGCCACTTGCGGGGCCTGTAATGGATGGTCCCATGAAAACAGCGTCACCCTCTTGAAGCGCCGTACCCGTCAATTTAAATCCTGAACAGGTATCTGACTCCACTGCGTCGGTGCTAATTCCCATTGCTATGCTCGAAATTTGCGATACATTCGATGGTACTACCAAACTCAAGCCTGAACTCGCGAACTGGCTAGTCATGCTTTGAAAACTGGTCGTGGCGGAAAGTCCGCTAGCCGTCCTCAGAACTACAATGCTCATGTGTATTTTATCCTCCGAACGCGTCTCTGACTGGTGTCATAGCGCGAACTTTTATGGGCCCCAAGGACGCCAAAACGGGCGAACCCCTTGAGAAGGAACGTACTGCAGCTTTCGCTACGAATGCCGAAACAAGTGTCTTAGTGATCAGTGTTTTATTCTTTTTTGCTGCGGTCGATAATGTCAATATTCCATCATTTATATTACCTAGTAAAAAAGATTTCATTGCTGTCCCTGCATTTGTTTGATCTAATAATGCCAGGGCTGCTCCAGTTTCAATTATATTTATTCCAAAAGTACGAGCAGGTTTTCTCCTTGCTCTGCCTCGGCGTCTTACCATGAACGCGTTACTTACTTCTGTTATATAAACCTTCGTGAAACTCGGTCTGATACTTGCCGCATTGATTACAATAATGGAGTCTCTTAAAGTTATATTGTACTTTCCCCTTTAAATCGGTACATTCGCAGGGCCACATCTTAGTATATTTGAAGTTCTGAGCGTCTCTTTTGACTATCTGTCTTACCCATTCGTTAAAACTAATATCCCTGTGTCTACAAATCCGCTTGGCTAAAAGGAACCAGGCACTGTTAGTAGGAAACTTGAGGGCAACCTGCTTGAGCGGCCCGCCATAATGCGGATGCCGACCCGAACTGATGCCGCCCATTAATTAAACTCCTTTGGTTTAAGGTCAACCAAAAACTCAAGGACACCATCTGCAGGGATCTGTACTTCTTTATCTCTCTGCAGTAAATTAGTGAGTTGATATATTGCTACTTGGACTTTTTCTTTTTCTTTGCGATTCATTTTATCTCTCCAGGCTTAAAGGAAAGAACCCCTATTTAGTATATACTGTATATACGGAAAATAAAAGGAGTACGTGACTCCAAAACACAAAAAGTATATATTTAATCGAAACTAGAGGCCGACGTACCTCTTATTATTAGTATATATTATATTATAATTATATTATATTATACATTATTCTTTACTTCAGGCCTAGTCCAGGGCTCTTCTGGGACTGTTTAACCCCTACTTCGGAACTGTTCTGGGTGTTTAGTAGCCCTTCTAAACCACTTCTTTTCATTAACATCTCTGCAACCAGCCCCATGATAGGGTTATCTTTTGTTATTGCCTTAATTGTACTTTGACCTGTGGCATCATCCATTTTTTTAGATGCTGCACCCAGGGAACCAAAAAAAGATGATTGGAAAGTTTCAAGCATTCCGTGAGTTCGTTCTTCAATCTCATCTATGATGGGTTCCAGGATGATTAAGAGATCCTCATCACTGTCAGGAGACTTCGCCCACTCAACCCATTTATCCTTACTCAGTTTGGCGATATAATGACTTATTCCAAAATAGAATAATGACCAGGCGATAAAGTAACCCAAAAGTTCTAATGCTGAAATAACCATTATTTGTCAAGTATTTTAGGCACACATTCATAGCGGTCTGGATTCTCGAAAAAGACAGACTTTTCTCCAACACCACAACTGGGCCTTACCCCCGCCGTGGATGTCGGATCTCTAATCTGGCGCTTGAGAAGTCCAGAATCCTGAGCCAATTTCAACAATGCAAGTAATGCGCCTAAATTCATTTGAATAATGACTCCAATAATTGGGAAAGAGTCTTTG